TCAGGAAACGGAGTGAGACCACGTACGGGTCGGCGTCGATGGGCTCGGCGCAATCCCACACCGGTGTCGCGTCGATCGCGCCGGCCGCGTGGTCGAACTTGACCGTGTGCTCGACGCCGCGGTAGTCGAGGGTGAACTGCTCGCCCGGCAGGTTCGCCCACTCCCGCAGCGTTTGCAGGGTGGACCTCGGGGTCCATGCGAAGTCGTCGCCGGCCTGCAGGTAGATCGTGCGGCCCGCCTGCTTGCCGGCCGCGTCGATGATGAGCGCGCCGGTCAAGCCGTATGCCTGGCGCTGCTCGACGGCCGACCACGCGTGTTCGTCCGACCACATCAGGTCGTCGGACAGCGTGAGCGTGGTGGCGTCGTGGGTGAGGGTCGTGCTCATGTTCCGCTCGCGCGTTGCGCGTCCTCGATCATTTGCAGCAGCCGATCAGCCTCGGACTGCGTGCCCGACAACGTGGTCGTCTTGCCGCCGAGGGTCAGGTTCACGTTCACGGTCTTGTTGTTCGCCGCCGCGCGGGTCTCGCGGGTCGAGTAGCCGCCGAACGCCCCGCCACCGCTGGACTTCGCCATCGCGGCCTGCCCCTTGGCGGTCTGCAGCGCCGCGGCGAGCTTGGCCTCGTAGCCTGCGTACTCGCCCGTGCGTAGGTTGCCGAGCGAACTGTTCGCGACGTTGTAGGTGTTGGCGCGAGCGGCGTCGTAGGCGGCCTGCAGCGCGCCCACATCGCCCGCCCCGATCTGACCGCGTGCGTACTTGTCCAGCAGCGCGAACATGCCGCTGTTGTCGACGGTGTTCGACATATCGTTCTTGCCGAGCACGCTGTAGTCCTTGCCGCCGTTCGCCGTCAGCAGGTTGTCCGTCCCGCCTGCGCCGCGCACGCCGGGGTAGCGTTCGTCGACGATGCCGGCCAGGCCGCTGCCGTCGGTCACGCCTGACCCGGTCTGCTGCAGCAGCGCCAAGTAGCGTCGGTGCGCGTCGGTCAGCGCCAGCACGCGGCGCTCAGCTTCCGACAGCTGCTGGTTGTTCCGGCCGAGCGCGTCGGTGTTGCCGTCCGTGGCCGTCGTGTTGGTGCGCGTCGAGCCGGTGCCCTTGTCGGTCGAGCCGGTGTGCTTGTCACGCGCAACGGTGCCGTTCGTCAGGTCGACGATTTCCTTCTGCTTGGCCTTGCTCGCCTCCTGCGTGGCCTGCGCTTCGAGCGACGAGGCCAGCGCCAGCTTGCGGCGCACTTCGAGGTCCGCGGCCTTGGCCGGGGTCAACTGGCCGAGCAGGCGCAGGTTCTTTTCCTCGGCGTCGATCGCGGCAAGCGTCGCACGAGCCTCGTTTTGCTTCAGGTCGATCGACAGCGCGCCGAGCCGCAGTTCGGCCTCGCGGATCGCCAGGGTCGCCTGCCGCGCCCTGTACTCGTTGCCCGCCAGCTGGGCCGCGGCCAGCGCGTTCTTCTGGCGCTCGATCTCCAACTTGATCCCGGCCTCGGCCAGTTTCACGTCGGCCTGCATGGCCTTCAACTGACGATCGAGCGCTTCGCTCACGTCGTTGATCGCGTCCTTCAGCAGCCCCTTCGCGACGGCGAGCGCGCGGCTGGCCTTGTCCAGATCGGCCGTGGTAGCAGCGCCGCTGACCATCGCGACGCGCGTGTTCTCGACGGCGGTCTTCGCGTCTTCGTACGCCTTCTGCAAGGCGTCGACCGAGCCGGCATTGTTGCGCGCGGCCTGGCCGGCGAGGTCGACTGCCGCGGCGGTCGCACGGTACGCCTCGGCCTGCTGGCGTGCCTTCTCGGCGCTGACCTCGGCCTTCGCGATCTCGGCGTCGACTTGGACGTTCTTTTCCTTCACGGCGTCGGCGTTCAAGCCCACCGCGATAGCGTTCGCCTCGTTCTGCACCTTGGCTTCGCGCAGCGCGATCACCAGCGCCTGCGTCGCCGCCTCTTCACGCTCGGCCGCCGCGACGGACAGTTCCGCGGCGCGGGCGGAAGCCTCGCGCGCTTCGGTCTCATCGCCGGTCAAGGCCGCCAACGTGATGAGCGCATCGCCCTGCGCCTTGGCCGCTTCCGCAAGTTTGTTCGAGGCGCTGACCTGAGCCTGCAGTTGGTCGAGGCCCTTCTGCTGTTCGAGGCTCAGCGACGCGAACGACTTGCCGAGCCGACCAGTGGCTGCGCCGAGGCCGTCAGTGGCCGTGCCGGCGCCCCGGGCCGTCTCGGCGAACTTGGTGATGTTCTCCGCGGACTGCAGCGCGAACTCGGAGATCGTGCGCTTGTACTCGTCGAAGCCCCGGCCGCCGCCTGCAAGAAACGCCGTCGTGGCGCCGATCGTCTTGCCCAGCAGCGAGATGCCTTCCGACGCGCTCACAGCGACGAACGCGAGCGCCTTGACGCCTTCTGCGAGGTTCTTGAGCACGACCCCCGCGGCCCCGCCCAGCGGTCCCTCGGTGAGCCTCGTGCCGGCCTCTTTGACGACGTTGATGAACCGGTTCCACGTCGCGATCATTCCGTTCACGACGCCGTCTTGCGGCTGCAGCGCCTGCAGCGCGCGACCGATGGCGGGGATGCCCTCCTGCGACAGCAGGTTGCCCGACTCCACGACCTTGTTCAGCGCTTGGGTCGTGAGCCCAAGTTCCTTCGCCAGCAGGGGCAGCACACCGGGCAAAGCGTCGCCGAGTTGTTGGCGAAGCTCTTCCATGCCGATGACGCCCTTGCCCGCCATTTGCGACAGGGCTTCGAGCGCGCGCTTCGCCTGGTCCGACGACAGCCCGAGGTTGCCGGCCGCCAGCGACACGGACTTGAACACGTCCTGCACCTGCTTGATCGACAGGCCGGACTGCAGGGCGCTCGCGGCGAACTTCGCGTACGCAAGGCCCGACTCCGTGAACGCTTGGCCGGACTGCTGCGAGGTCTTGCGCAGGAAATCAATCTGCCGCTCGGCTTCGTCGGCGCTGCCCGTGACCGTGGTCAGCGTGCGGCGCATTTGGTCGAGCGCGATCGTGGCCTCGACCACGGGGCGCACTGCGACACCCACCGTGGCTACGGCCGCACCGAGCGCACCGAAGCGAGCAATGACGCCTTGGATCGACGCGCTGATCTTCTCGAACTGGCCCGGCAAGGCCTGCACCTGGCGGGCTTCGGCGTTCAGTTGCTGCAGCTTGACCGTCGCCGCACCGGTTGCTCGGGCGAAGTCGTCGGCGCTGATACGGCCGGCGCGCAGGTCGCGGCCCAGCTGGATCATCGCCACGTCGACGCGGCGGATCTCCGTCTCGATCGACTGCAGCCCGCGGATGCCCACCGTGCCGAAAGCCTGCTCGGAGACCGTGCCCATTTGCCGGATCGACCGGCTCGTGCCGTCGACGGCGGTGCCGAGCGCCAGCGCCTGCTGCACCAGTCGCCCGGTCGCAGCGCGGCTCTCGTCCGCAGCGCGGGCAGCGGCCAGCAACGCCTGCGCTTCGGCGACCAGCGCCACGCGGCTACGGTCGCGCGCCTGCGCAGCTTCGCGCTGTTCCGCCGTCAGCGCACGCTCGGACGCGATCAAGGCCTCGGCCGCTGCCCGGCGCTTCTGCGAGGCGGCCACATCCTGCTCGCCGGCAGCGGCAGCTTCGCCGATCGCTGCGGCGTAGCGCTCGGCCGCAGCCTCAGTCTCCCGCAGCGACGCGACGAGTTGTTCCTGCGCCTTGTCGGCGGCTCGCGCGGCCTGCTCCGAACGCTTCAGCGCGTCGTTGAACGCCTCGACTGCGGCATCGGCGTCGCGGTGGGCCTGCGCGTAGCGCTGCGTGGCGGCGGCCGAGTTGCCCAGCACCGCCAGTTCGGCCTCGGCCGCGAGCACGGCAGCACGACGGGCCTCGCCGAGTCGCAGGGCGTCGAGCGCGGCCTGCTGGTCGAGCGTGCCTTGCGCCTGGCGCTTCTGGTTGGTGAGGTCGATCGCGACGGCCGCGGCGCGCTCGGCGACCACGATGCGCTCGATCGCGTCCGACAGGCGCTGTTTCGCCGCCGCGGACGCAGCGCTGGCAGCGGCCGACTCGGCGAGCGCGGCTTGTTCGAGTTCGTGCGCCGCTGCGAGCGCACGCACGTTCTGCGTCGTGCGTTCGAGCGCCGCGGCGTTCTGCTGGTCGAGCGTGAGCCGCGCGGTCTGCTGGGCCTTCAGTTCGCCGAGTTGGGCGATCAGGCGGCCCTGCGAGTCGAGCAGTTGCTTGTCGGCTTGCGCCAGGTCGGTCGTAGCCACGCCCAGCGACGTAGCCGCGGTCTCGGCCGTGCGCAGGGCTGCGGAGCGCTCGCGCACAGCGGCGTCGGCCTGGTTGGCGGCTTCGCGGGTGCGCAGGTACGCCGCGGCGAGCTTGCCTTCAGCGGCCTCGGCCTTGCTGACCTCGGCGGAAGCTTTCGACCGGGCGACGCGCAGTTCGTCGGTACGGTTCCTCGACTCGGTCTGCGCTGCCTGCAGCTTCGCGACCTCGTCCTTGTACTTCTGCGACTCGCGGGCAGCGCCGACGTACTCGCGGTTCAGCGCCTTGATCGAGTCGCCGACGGCGCGAGTGGCCGCGACCTGACGGTTGACGGCAGATACCGCCTCAGCGGACTCGGCTTTGAGCCGGGCGACCGTGGCGGTCTGCGCGTCGAGCGCGTTCCTCGACGCCGTGGTGGCGGCAGCGGCCTCGACTTGCGAGGCGGCCAGGCGGTCGATTTCGGTATTGAGCCCGCGGATCGCCGTGACGGCGTCGGTCTGCTGACCGAGGCGATCGAGTTGGTCTGCAAGCGTGCGGAACTCTGCGGCGGCCGGGTCGCCCTCGGCGCCCAGCTTGCGGACTTCAGCGGCGAGGCGCTGGATCTCCGCACTGCCAGTCGTCTCGACTCCGACGACAAAGCTTACTTCACGTTTGCTTGCCGTCGCCATTGAGTCATCCGGTGCTGTTCATGCGTGGCGGGCATTGGCGCCCCCGCCGTGGCGCCCCCCCATCAGGCGTTGCGCAGGTGAACGGTGAACGGCTCGGTCATGCCCGTCGGCGTCTTCATGCGGCCGGGCATCGTCACCGTCGCGAAGTCGTCGCTCAGGAAATCGAACGCGGCGTCGGCAGCGATAACGGCCTCGTGAACCGTCACGATGCACGGCAGGTCGTCGGCAAAGTTCTTGCCGTCGAGTTTGAAGCGCACGCGCAGCTGAGTCTGAGTCGAACCCTTGATCTCGGTGCCGGTGATCGCGGCGTAGGTCGTTGTCACTTCGACCGACTGGCCTTCGGTGATCGCGCCGCCCGTGAGGGCCTTGATCCAGCCGAGTTGCTTGTTGACGAGGTAGTCGACGCCCTCGACGTACACTGGCGTGCCGGTCGTGTGCGCCACGGTCTGCGAGCCGGTGAGCGCAGCCTTCGACAGCGGCACCCACTTGTCGAGCTTGGCGACGATCGCTTCTTCAGTCAGCGTGCCCGAAGACTGCGACAGCGCGGCGGTCGTACCCAGCAGAGCGATCGCCAGCGATTCCTTGTTCACTTCCGCCAGGTCGATCGTCAGGTCGGACGGCTGCGCGATGGCAACCGTCTCGATGACCTGCCCGTAGGTGGAACGGCCCTTGCTGACCTGTTCCTTCAGTTCGACGTTCGGCTTGATCTCGACCTTCGTGGCCTCGTACGGGCCCGAGTAGTTCTCCCACACGCCGGCAACTTGACGCGCCATGTAGAGGTCGCCAGCGCCTAGAAAACCACGTGCAGCCATGTGTTAACTCCGAAGTAGATAAGGTCCGATACCAGGGCAAGTCTAGGGTTGGCCCGAGGGAAAACCTAGCGCGAGTATTTCGTTTTAACGCTACGGGTTCGCCACGTTCTCGACATACTCGACGCCAATTTCAATCGCGGCTAAAACGAAGCTCGCGCCGTCCGCGCGGGGGCCGATGTCGCGGCCGAGGTAGACGCAGTCGCGGACCAGGCCGCCCAACTTCGGGTCGGCCGCGCCCTCGGTGTTGAACACCGCGCGCTTCATGTCGCGGATCGCGGCGTGCGCGGCGTCGTTGGGGTTGTCGGGGTCGCACGGCACGTAGGCGTAGAGCACGTACCGCTGGTCGAGCTTATAGGACGTTTTGACGTTGCCGCGGTCAGGCACATCGTCGCCTTCGATGACCACGGCGCAGGGGATCATGGTGTCGTCAATGCGGCGCCGGCCGCGGTAGACCCTGGTGCCCAGGTCCGTTTCGGCGCCCAACGCCACGGTGCACGCCGCCAGGCGGGTGCTCAGTTCGGTGCCGATGTCCTCGGCGGTGTGCAGGGACGCGCTCATGCCAGGGCTTTCTCGACGCGGTCGGAGATCGTCCGCACCGTGGTGTCGGCCAAGTCGACCTCGACCTCGCTCGCGCGCAGGCCGATCTGGTGACGGAACAGGGAGTACGGCGCGGGGCCGTATATGTGCTTCGGCTTCTTGCGACCGGTGGCGCGCACGAACACGCCCTCGTTCGCGCCAGGCCCGCCGCCCGCGCGCAGGCGCAGCGTGAACCACTTGTCGCGCTCGACCGGCGCGCTACGGCGGATACCGACGCGCACACCCGCCTGCTTGCTCCCCGACGGGATGCCGCGGGCGGGGTCGCCCTTCGCCCGCGGCGCCGACTGCGTCAGCTGCTGCATCGGGAAGCGGCCGAGGATCGTCAGGTCGCCCCGCGTGACCATCTCGGCCTTCGGGTTCAGCGACGACGCAGCGAGCCGTACGTCGGTCTTGCCCTTCACGTACGCCGGCGTCAAGCCGATGTCGGCGGTCATGCCCGCCAACGAGTCACGCTCGAACCGCGTGATGACCTCGTTCACGGCGTCGCGAGCGGCCAGGCCGATCACGCTGCCCGAGATCCGGCCGAGGCGTTCAGCCAGCGCCGGCATCGCCTGCTTGGCGTCGACGATGAGCTTCACGGCTCGACCTCGAAGTCGGCCGCCAGGTCGGCGACGACGGGCACCGGTGCGGTCGTCTCGACGACGATGAACTGGCGGGTGTAGCGGTTGTCCTGCACGAGCCGGTCAAGCCGGAACGTGCCGTCGGGGTGCTGCAGCGCCTGGCCGACGCGCGGCTCGAACTCACGGCCGATCGTGACCATGTCCTGCCGCACCACGGGGTTGTCGTGCGCGGTGTCGCCGATCCCCGCGTACTCGATCACGTCGCGTTGCAGGTTTACGTTGCCGCAGTCGAGCCCGTCAAGTAAAGAGGGCTCGCCGAGTTTGGCGAGCCCCTTGGCGAGAGCGCGGGCGATGTAGCCCAGCGCCATCGCTCAGATCGACAGTTCGATGACCGCGTTCGGTTGGGTGTTGAAGAAGATCGGGTTCGTCTGAGCCTCGACTTCCACGCCCTTGCCCATGCGCATCAGTTCCTGCTTCGCGTAGTACGGCAGGCCGAGCGTGTTGACCGTCTCCATGTAGTCGGCCGGCGCATAGTGACCCTTGAACATGCCAGGCACGCCCATCGGGATCAGGTACGCCTTGTTCGCGGCGACGAACCGAGTGGCCCCCACAGCGCCGACGTATTCCTCGAACAGCACTTGGCCGAACGGGAAACCCGACTTGCGCGGGTCGTCGCGCAGGAACGCGCCGTCTTGCCAGCGAGAGAACGCGGTGGCGACAGCGGCGTGCCCCACGAACGCGTCGAAGAACTCGTTGGAGCACAGGCACTTCCAACCGTTGACCATCTTGCCGCCCAGCGCCGTCTCGGCCTTGCGCTTGGCTTCCATCAGCTTGATCTGCACCTTGGTCGCGTCGTTGTCGAGCACCATGTCGTGCGTCTGCTGGGCCAGGCCGAACGTGGTGAACATATCCATGATCGTGCTGCCGTCAGCGTCCAGCAGCAGGCCCTTCAGGGCCCCCATGCGGTGCCATTCCAGCGTCAGGTCCATGTCCCGGCGCAGGTCGCCGAGCTTTTCGTTCACGACGTTCTGTACCGCGGCCAGGTCGCCCTCGGTGCCGAAGGCGCGCAGGTTCTGCACCTTGTCGGCGATGATCGCGTCGTTGCGCTGCAGGTGGACGGTGCTGACCGAGATCACCTTGCGCTTGTCGTCGGCCTTGCCCGAGCCGATCGAGCCGCGCGGCGAGGTTTGCACCAGCTGCAGGGCATTACCCTTACGCTCGATCATCAGGGAGGTCGTGCTGATGCCCGATTCCTCGAACAGACCCATGTCGCCCAGCTTGGTCGGCTGGTGCGGCTGGTCGTTGATCGCTTGGGTCAGGTTGATGACCGAGAAAGCGTCGCTGTTGAAAATGTCCAATGCGGGCATGTGTGCTCCTGCTGCGGTATGTTTGAAAGTGCGGGGTCAGTCGCGGACGCGAATGCCGAGGGCCAACAGGTCGGCCTCGCCGTTGGCGTCCAATCCCGTGAGCGCCCAGCGCGAGACTTCCGCGTCGCGCACGATGGCGACGGCCGCCTGGTCGGCGGCAGCGTCGGGGACGCCCGCGTACAGGATGCCGGCGGCCACGCGGCGGCCGTCGTCGGTGCCCGCCTCGTTGTAGGCGACGAAATCCCCGGTCGCAGTGACCTTGCCGAGCACCGTGCCGGCGACCAGGGCCGCGGCGGTAGAGTCGACAGTGATCTTCTCGCGCGAGCGGTAGCCGTTGGCTTCCGAGCGCAGGAACTCGGCGGTGTGGCGGCCTTCGGTCAAGGTGGGCATGTACTACTCCTGGCGTTTGCGGGCCTTGGCCCAGATAGATGCGGTGGTGACGGGAGCCTTGGCCGGCGGCGCCGCGGTGGCGGCCGGGCCCTTCGGCGCGGTGTCAATCGGGTTCGCCTCGTCGGCCAGCGCCAACGCGGCGGCCAGTTCCTTGCGAGCCGCGGCGACCGACGTGCGGGCGCGGATCAGGGCCGGCGCACGCTCAGGCATGCCGGTCATCGCGCAGAACGTGCGGATCTCAGCGGCAGCTGCGACGGCAGCGCCGGCCGTGTCCGCGTCGACCAGCGAAACGTCGGCGGCGAACACCGGCTCGAACTCGGCCAGGTCGGGCTGCGCCGCGAGCGCGGCTTTGATGTGGTCGGCGGCGGTCTTCGTCGCCTTCGGTGCGGCCGGCTTGAACGCAACGGCGCGCACAGCTTCGGGCACGTGGTCAACGTCGAACTTGGCCGTGGCCTCGATCGCCGGCACGACCTCGTCGCACAGGCCGTACTGCAGGCACTCAGCGGCCGTCAGGTAGGTCTCGGCGGCCAGGATGTCGGCCAGGGCCTTCTCGTCGCCCTTGAAACGCTTGGCGTAGGTGGCGGTGAGCGAGGCGCCGATCTTGTCGAGCACGTCGGCCATCTCGCGCATGTCCTCGGCATTGCCGTACACCCCGTTGATCGGGTTGTGCAGGAACATGAACGTGTTGTCGGGCATCACGACCTTGCCGCCGACCATCGCGAGGTAGCTGGCCGCGCTGGCAGCGATGCCGAGCACGTGGACCTCGATCGTCTTGCCGGTCATCACCAGCGCGTTGAACATCGTCACCGCGTCGAACACACTGCCGCCGGGCGAGTTGATGTAGAGCTTGATCGTCGGGGCGGCGATTGCCTTGACCTCGCGAACGAAGTCCTTTGCCTGCACGCCCCAGAAGCCGATTTCGTCGAACACCGACAATTCGGCGACGGCGTCGGACACGGCTTTGATCGAGTACCAATTTTTCATACTGCCCCGATTCTGGGGAGCAGTTTGGAAAATACCTAGCGCGAGTATTTCGTTTTA